TTGCCTTGGTCATCAACTCTGCGAGTTACTTTACGGCCTGTGGCAGTGTGTTCAATATCATGCTTGTGGCCACGTTCAATGGATCCAACACGAGGTTTTTCTGCACGGGGCTTCTTCCATGATGTAAACGGATTGTCATCATCAGTTTCTAAAACTTCATCAACATCGGGTCTAGAACCTAAGTAAGTGAATCTACCATTGGGGTCATCAATTTCATGAAAAGCCAATTTTGCTTCTGCTGCACTGGTGGCCTTGACTTGAGTGCTGAGTTGTTTACCCGGTTTGGTGCTATCTTTGTAGGCGGATGTATAAGTGGTAGCACCTTGAGTCTCGCCCATGGATTTCTTGCCACCACCTTTGCGGAGCATAGCAAAGTCATTGGCATCTAGTTTGCCGTTGTTGTTCTTGTCTAATTTCTTTTGGCCACCACTGAGTGCAGACTTCATTGCTTCAGCAGCAACGTCACCTAACATTTCGTCAACTTCTTTCTTGGCGCCGGCAATCTTGTCGGCAAAAGTAATTTTATCTGTTGGTGGTGCCAGTGCAGCAAATGATTTTTGCTTGGGCGACATTGGAGAACTTCCTTCGCCAAATTGAACGTTGTCGCCTGCTGAGAATTGGATGCCAGCCAACCGTTTTGGCAACTTACCTTTGGCAATAATGAAATCTAGTTCTCTTTCAGTTGGACCTGCTTGTTCAAGATCGTTGGCTAGATCCTGCATCGCATCATTGTCCCATATTTCGTCGCCGTACAATGCAGCAATAGCATCTAACACTTTGTCAAAATCAATTGGGGCAGTTACTTCTTTGACAATTTTTGGATTTGGCTCATCACCCGGCTTCAGGCCAGTTTGTGGAAGGCCCATCTTGCGTTGCAAGTCACGTATTTGATCAGCATCGCTGCCGCCAGTTAGTTTGTCAAGTGTGTTACCAGTAAGTTTTTTAGCTTTTCTAGCAATACCGCCAATGCGTTGAACCAGCTGCTCCATGCCTTCGTCAACAGACTTGTCGTCATACTTGTCGTACTTGTTTCGTACTGGGTCAAGATCTTTACCTTCACGTCCTGCTTTGGCCAAGGCTTCCATTCCTTGTTTGCCGTATTTTTCATAGCCCTTGGCAGCGCGACTCATGTCGCGTTCGTTCAATTGCTTGTGAGTGAGTTCAGGAGTGGCGCGGATCTCGTCCAGCTTTTTGTTTAAGTTGTAAAAAAATGTCATTTGAATTATCCTCTTGGGTGTGAGCCAGTAGCTGGCTTTGATGGGCGTTTGATATTGCTCATAGGACTTTTATTTCCCATTGGCAATTCATTTGTAGTTTTTGCTACTGGAGTTTTACCACCAGCTACAGTAAAATCTGAACGATATGCATTTTTTAACACAGCATGATCGTAAGGACCAGTTGCATAATCTTTGCTTAAATCTTTTTGCTTGGCGTCAGGAGCAGGGTAATCAGTGTCTGTTAACAAGTCCTTGTTTTCAGTATCAATCTTGGTTGCTTCTGTATCAAGGCTTTCTTCGTACGGTGTTGTATTCATCACAATACGATTTGGGTCTAGGCCTAACAACTGAGCCAACTGTTTGATTTGTGGTTCAACTGCGGGGTACTTAAACTCCACATCCACAATGTTCATTGGTTGATTTGGGAAGGCTGGAAAATCTGAGATTTCCTTGCGAATCGGAGTGGTCTTGGGCTTTGAGATTTTAACAATATCAAATTGTTCGCACTTTGATTCAAGCTCTTTAAAGAAGCCTTGTGGCACTTCGCCTACCACTTTGATGCGGTATTGGTATGTGCGTTCACTTTCGGCTAGGTATTTTGCAAATGGTTTCATGTCATGATCCTGTCTTATATTTATTCTTTCTTGGCGTTTTGGTCTTTAGCTTGCAACAATCGTTCCAATAGATCGTTGCGGCTTAAAACCACGCCGTGTGCTGTTTGTGCAGTAGGTGAGTCAATATCAATTTCTGCTTGTGACTGATCTAGCTTCATTTTTTTCATTTGTAAGTCAATTATCTTGAGTTTTTTATCCAACTTGGCAGTTTTTGCTGTGATAGCATGTCCAAGCATGGTGCCGGCTGTGGAAAAAATTTCAGCAGCAAATCTTGAGTCTACTTGCATGCCCAAGTCCATGAGATCTTTGTAGCTGGCTTTGGCAAGATCGCTAAGTTCATCCATTTCCTGATCAGTAGCATCTAATCCCTTGACTGCTGGCAAAGCATTATCAATTTTATCAATTGCATCGTCAAGAGCTGCCAATGTTTCACGATTTTGTGGCAATTGGGGAATGGCAATATTCACTTCTTCATCAGAAGGTGGGAGGTCAAAAAGTTCTTCAAGTTTCCGCGTCATGCGGATATTTATGGGTCAAGGACGACCGTTGTGGAACATTTGGTCTTCAGTAATTACCCGAAACATCAGTCCCTGGCGCTTGCACCATCTGGTGGCCGCGTCCCATTTGGCGTAGTTAATAGCAACTACTGCACGGTCTCTTGAGCTCATCTTTGATTCAACAACACTTTGTTTTTTGGGCTTGATCTCAATGAGTTCAGCCCGTGTTGTGTTGTTTCTAGTACGATATGTAATTAGAAAATCAGGCACATACACTGTTTGCTTGCCTGTTAGTGGATGTCGATATGGTATCTGGACTGCTTCGCTAGCCCACTGTAATACACTTTCGTTCATGTCACAAAAGCGCATAAAACTAAGTTCCCACCCTGATCGATAACGAGGTTTTTTATTGCCTACATATTTCTCTCCGTGGATTACATCGTATGTGCCTTGCGCCCAGTTGCCCATTACTGTATTACATTTCTAGCAGCATAGTAGTTTGGAACTACAGGAACGCCAATACCTAACAGTGTAGCACGGCTACGAATGCTGTTCAAATAGTATGCTAAGTTTACATTTAAACTTAGTCCTGCACTGCCTTGCTGAAATCCGTCAAGCAATGTTAATGCTGGAACATTGGTCTCTTCGGCAATTCTAAATAGAGATGCAGTAAAATTTCCCGCAGCAGTGCGGTCCGTCATTTGTGTTAGAAACCACGAATGCACAATGTCATATTCTGCTGCTGGAACATTAGAATCGTACTCGTAGAAACTATCAAACACTCTAACAGTTTGATCAAGATTGTAATTGGTGTAATTAATGCTGGCCATAATGCTTACTTACCGCCTGGGGTTGGGAAGTACATACCATTACCACGTCCTTGCACTGGTCGAATTGCTGACGGTATAGAACCAATGATTGCTTTTTGTCCCAGCGTTGTTGCTTCACTAGCAGCAATACTCTTGATACTTTTGCCTTTAAATGTGTTGTATGCTGTGCCAGCTTTTTGTGCCGCACCTAGAACACCTAACAACCCACCACTTTGTAAATCTTCCAAGATGCCACCTCCTGCGTCTAGTAATCCGCCTTGACCAAACACTGTTGCATTTGCACCTGGGCGAGAAATAGGACTAGAAGTGGTATCATAGTGTGCTGGATCAGCAAAGCCAATCACGTTGACGTCTGGTCTAGATTTACCAATAGCGCCAGAATAATACTTGACTGTTTCATAACTTACTTGCATGGTGTTGGTCATTGTGCCACCACCTTCACTGTAGTTGTACTGGTCATGAGCAAAACTGGTAATGATAGGATTAATCAGTACATATACCGAAGACTTGTGTTGGTCTAGGCCATAGATTCGTATGTCACGGAAAAATGGTGGCTTGCCTGACGTTGATAAGGCAGCAGTGTTAACGTCTTTAAAACTTTCACCAATAAAGCCCCAGTCATTTACATTACCTTGTCTTTCATCAGAATAGATATCTCTAGCATTATATCCAAAACCAGCTGGACTATTGGCATTTGCGCCCATGCTACCGTTCTGACTGTTGGCTGCTAGATAATCCTGGCTTGGGTCTTTGTAGTAGTAAGAAAAATAATTGTACCACATGTTGCGAATTAAATCGCCAGAGTCGTCATGGAATGTGATTGACACAGGATCATAGTTGATCTTGGTCTGCACAACTCTTTTACGGTTATACTGATTTAGTGTTTCAGTTTCAATGGAATACTTAGGGAGATCAACAGTTTTAACCAAGAGACTGATATTTGATATATCATCCACACCCATTGACGCAGCCAATTGTGGTATTTGTTTGTAATTAAGCGTGAAGCTAACGTGAAAAAGGAACTTAAATTTTGGTTTAAGTTCAAATGAATTTGTAGTAAATGTACGGCTTGCGTGTTGTGCGTCACGCAAGCTCTCCACACTAGTGAACCCTTTCCAGAGTTCTTGACCAAATGTTGGCATATTATGCCACCTTAGGCTTGGGTACTTGCGCCAGTAGCTGCACCAGTAGTTCTGTTGGTGCCAATAGCTTGCGCAATAGCGCCACCAATAGCATTTGTAGGACCTTGGTTAGGAACTTGCTCGCCTTCCATTTGCATTGCATTGTCATAAGCAATAGTCAAGTTAATTGTAACTGCTTCGTTGGTGCCGTAGTTCAATTCACCGTAATCAGCACCCTTGAGATAGCAACCATACAATTGCCATTGTTCAAGAATGTTTGGTACCACTGCACCATTGCCGCCGTCAAGTACTTCGATAACTGTTGTAAATTTATAATCAATACCTGCCGCTGCACTAGCTTGCTCCAAGAAGTCCAATTGCTTTTGGAATTGCTGACCAACCAGTTTACCAACTTCGCCACTAGCGTCATCACGAATTGAGCAAGCAATATCTGCCCAGGTGTGACGACCAGCCAACTTGATTGTACTGTTGTAAATAGGCAATGTGATTTCTTCAAAAGTCAAATTAGGTCTTGCAACACTAACCACTTGCTTTGTTAATTCCACTACTGATCCAGTATCTGTGCCAAAACCTAACATTGTTACTCTGAAGCGATACTTCAGCTTTGGCATCAATAAGCCTTGATTTCCCGGGTTAGCGTCGACCGGTACGCTCATTTTCGTTAATGATGAAACTGCCATTTTAGATATCTCCTATATGTTTATTTACCTGGATTGGGGGCCGAAAAATCAGCCCCCTTTCTATTAGGCTGCTGCACCAGAAATCTCACCAGTGTTCTTGATGCGCAATGGAATATAGATAAATTCCACAGCCTTCACTGGCTCAATAGCAATATCAACCCACAACTCGTTTCTGTCAATACGTGCTGGAGTGTTGTTACTGTCATCACAAACCACCAAGTAGTCGTAAATTGCTCGCTTAGACACCAAGTCAATCATCAAGCTGTTAACTGTACTAGTAACTTCGTTACGTGTAAGAACATCGTTAGGCTCAAACAAGTACAACTTACCAATTTCTTCCAGGCGGCCACGCAAGAACGCAACTAAACGTGCAACGTTGATACGATCCAATGCTGTGGTTGTTACTGTTGTGGTCTTGTTACCAAAGTTGGTAATACCAACACCTGGGATAAACGTAATTGGATTAATGTTGCGCTCGTACAAGATATCGCGAACAGCTTGGCTTACACCAATTTGTTGGAACTCACCTGTAGCTGCATCAATGTAACCAATAGAAGTAGCGTTGTCAACAACACCACGACGTGTACCTGCTGGTGCAAACCATGGATAACTTACTGCGTCACTGCGCAAGATTGTGCGAACCATCATATGGCTTGGAGGTTGTACTACAGTATTGCCACTCAAGTCTGTAGTCTGGCAACTTGGATAGAAGGCGCCAGCATAGTTGCTTGTGGCGTTGTTTCCATCTTCAGTAGTTAGGCCGGCGCCATTGTTGTTGGTTGCCCAGGCCACCAAGCTGTTGCCATCATTAGGCAAGCGCATTGGAGTATCAGCAACCACAAACAGTGTGTTATTGCGCTCATTGCTGAGAGCAATCATGTTGACTGTTAACTCTGGGTACGCTGGTGTAGCAATAATGTTAAATTGATTTTGTTCTTCACGTGCAGCAATGCTGGTGTCAATGCCAGACTTCATTGCAGCAACAATCAATTGACGTTGCGCTAAACGACCTGACCACATGGAACCATTGTCTTTGTTACCACTAGCAGTTAACCAAGTGTTGGTGTTGATTACTGACCAATATGCTGTGTTTGGTGGTGCATTTCCAGTAGTAGTAGCTGTACATACATAAATTATACCATTGCTTACCACAAAAGAGTTAACAGCGTAAGTGGTACTAGAACTATACACATCAACACTGTATGACGTACTGTCAGTGTTAAAATAGTCGCCCTGGAAACTCTTAACATTATAACCTGAACGACGTGTGTTAAACAACAACATACCTTGTGGATACAATGATGGATCTGGTGCGTCCAGGTCAACGTAATTGCTAACCAACAAACTTTCAATTGATGGATATGGATCTGCTACAGGGTCAGCTGTGCCAGTTGCACTCCAGCGTGCATCTGCAAACAAGATACCAAATTCAGTAACTTGATCAGCTGTGTCAATTTCTACCCACTGTTGAATCCCATTAACACCTTCCCAGCGATATAACTTAGGATAGTTTTCTAAGTCGCTTGTGTCAACCCACAAATCTCCATTTACCAACTCTGATGTACCATCAGATTGTGTTGTTGGGGCACTGGCAGCAATGATTGGGCCAGTTGCGTTGGTTAAAGTTAGATCAAATCCGCGAATGTTATTGCTAACTGTTTGGTAGCCTTTCCAGGCCCCATCGTCTTGAATCATGATATCAACTTCACTCACAGTGCTGTAATACCATAAACGACCTGTTGCAGGATCTTGATCTGGTTCAGTGCTGCTAGCAGTGTAATCAAACTGAGGGTCTGTCACAAAGTTACTGCCAAGTAATGCACCAACTGATGCTGATAGAAAATCTTGGCGCACAAAGTCTGTAGTGGTACTAATACCAGCTGCATTTAAAGGGGTACCAACTACGTTGCGTAGGCCAAAAGAGCCGCCTGCTGTGTGGGTAAGCACAATATTGCCTGCGGTGTTAACACTAGCAACGGCATACGGAATATTTGCAGCAGAAACTGCGGTAATAAAGTCAGCTGGACTGCCTGTGCCACCAATAGTAACTAATGCCGAAGCGTTTGTGGTAGTTCCTGGTTGGCTAGCAACAAGAGTAAATGTGTTACCAACTGTAAACGCAGTTGGTCCTGGTGTTGTTGTACCAGTTATGACTGTTTGGCCTAGCACTGCACGCTCAAGTATAGTGAAACTAAATGTAGTTAACGGACTTGACTGGTAAAAATCACTGTTAGGCAAAATATAAGTTGTGCCAACTGGAATATTTCTACCGCCACCAGTTGGATCAAGCGCATACAATGCTGCTGTTTCTGTCTGATATGCTGGAACACTTTGTGACACAAAGGTACCAAGTGTTGCGCTATATGTTTTAAGACTTACAAACAATCCACTATTGGCTGCGCTGATGTTTTGCCATACTGACCCTGTTGGTCGAGGGCTAGTCTGTGTTGAGCCCCAACGCGGTACTTGGTAACTGTATGATGCAAGATACTCGGGTGCTGGGTATTCGTCGCTTACTAAACCCAATGCAGTGAGTAATGCTGCACCACTTGTTGGTCCTGGCTCAATTGCAATCAATCCATTATTAGTTAATGTTGATCCGTCATTGCTTGCTGTACTGTCAGCATACAATGCTAGTTTGCCACTTACAGTACGAGCCGTAACACCAGTAATAGCAGCAGCGTTGATAACTGCAACAAGGCCAGCCACAGTGTTGGTAGCACCAACTGTAACCAAGTTGTCATTAATATACATGTTTGCGCCAACTGTCAGCGAGGTAGGAGCATTTGCGCCAGTTACCGCTGGCCAGGCAGTTTTCCATTCATCACTGCCAATTACAGTCCAGGTGTTGTCGTATTTTTTGTAATAACCGCGGATTGCTGGCGGAATACAAACTACTGCATAATCGCCAATACTACCAACGCTGGTTAGCGGAGTATAGTCATCAGCAGGAGCGTTTACAACTTCGGCTGTGTCAGTGATAACAATTGGTGTTGGGGTAGTAACACTGTTATTTGTTTCATTAAACTGGAAGATACCCCAGTTAGTGTTAGAAGTATCCAACCAATACGTGCCGGCTGCGGCTGACCCAGTTGGACGAGTCAAACTAGCAGTTAATTCTGTTAGGTCAACGTCAACACGTTGAATATAAGCACGATTGGTAACACCAAGAGCAGAATAAGCTGCAAGCAAACCATACTCGTTGAGTTCGTAACCGTTAATAGGTGTACCAGTTGTGGTATTGTAAAAGAATGGTACACCAAAAGTAGCGGCCAAATCTCTTTGACTTGTGATTAAATAAGTCTTGTTGGCGTTGGCTGCAAGTGTGCCTGCTGCCACTGTTATGCCGTCAGCTGATACTTTGTTTTGTGTCT